AATAAACAATTAGGTAACTGTTTTACTGCTATGTTTACTGCTTCTATTCTTTCTGCTTCTTTTAATAATTCTCTATAATAGTTATCTATTTGAATGTTTCTATAAGTAGCTATAGCATTTATTTTATGTTCTTTGGTCTTATGTTGTTCAAATACTACAGAAACTACATTAAATGCTTCTTTACCATTTATAGCTATAAGTATAAGAAACCTATCGGCTTTAGTCTTTTCAAATATTATGTCTATTACTTCTTTGATAGCGTTATAAGATGTTAGTCCTAAGATTTTGTCCAAATAGGTTTCTTTTATTTCATAATCATTTTTTATCCTTCCTAGCTGTTCAATAGTTTTTTCTTTCTGTTCTAACAAAGCCTCTAACTCTTTTACTTTCAGCTTATTTTTTTTTATTTCTCTGTAATGTAGAAGAAGGGCTGGAATTATTATTGCTAAAGCTCCTATTACAGCTATAAGTATACGTTCCATTTATTTGGGGATTATTTAATAATTTAATTACATAATAATTCTATCTTCTAAAATGTAATCTTTATTAATTATTCTTAATTTATGCTTAAATAGATATCTCCAATCATTAGCACCTAATTGTACATTTTGTGCTAGTTTTCCTTGTTTTAGTACTTTACCGAATATAAGATATTTTCTAATAGTTATTATCTTTCCCCATAATATATAACGAGTGTAAGAATATCTAAAATATCTATATCCTTTTACAGTATATGAAATACTTTGCTTTCCCCATATAAACCAATCTCTTAGTATATAAGGACTTGCTGTTCCTTGTATTTCATATATTTTTACATTTTCTTTTTCTCCTTTCTTTGGTGCTAATGTTAATTTAAGATTATAATGGGGATTTCTTATTGCTGCCCAACGATATGAAACTATAAATTTTTGAAAACAATTCATATCAGATAAAACAATAGCATTTTTATCTCTCCAACCTTGGTCTCCATAATCATTACTTATATCGTCTGGTTCATCACTATTAATCATATACCAAAAGGGCTTAATCTTTTTATGTCTTATTTTTAGCCTAAAAGGATATATGAATGGATATAGGAACCATCCTATTATCCAAAGTAATAAGAACAGTATTCCATATAATATGTATCTTATGTATGGTAACTCTTTCATAATTTTTGTGTCTTTAATCAAGTAATTTAAGTTCTATTAATACTAAGGATTTAGTTTTACCCATCCTGTGTTACCTGTTCCTGTTGCTTTAAACCACATTCCTATACCTGCATTAGTATCTCTATAAGTAGAGCCAACACCAGCAGCTAAGTTTCCTTCAGGAGATGACCAAAAGCCTACGACATAATCTGCAACTTTATTTGCTGCATCATATACATTAACTTCTCTTTCAGAATGTCCTACTATTTTACAGTTAGTTCCTAATGTAGCTGAACCATCTAAATAAAATCTTGTAGCTCTATCTAAGTTCATTCCTATTGTGGTAGTATTGCTTACATATACATTTTGATAAGCTAATGCTGAACCAGCATATAATCTAACAGGAGCATGCAAATTATAGAAAGTATTACCTACTACGTTTAGATAACAAGGCTGTGTTATACTATCAGCAGTAATACCACTTCTTGAACTATTTGTTCCCATTAAAGTGTTACCTTTAATAGCCATTCCTATTGTTTCTCTAATAAGTACTATTGGGTCATAGGATGTAATTGTATTTCCTATTATTATTGCGTAATTAGCAGATTTACCTACGGATGGGGCTATTTCAATTCCCGCTACTGTACTTTGAATTACATTATTAGATATAATACCTTTATCAAAGTAGTAATCAGATATAATAATACCTGTTTTAGCACCTGTAATAGAATTACCAATTATAATCTGTTTTCCTGATGGTTCGATACCATATCCTATTCCTGTAGATGCTAAATCATGGAAATTATTACCTTGTATTAAAGTGCCATCTCCACCTTCTGACCATCCCATAGAACCGTATTTAGTATTATTACCAATAACTTTACCATTAGTTCCTCTACAATTAAGATTAATAGCTTGATTTGCTACTCCTGCACTATTATCTCCAATCACATAATTATAAGAAATTTCCCAATCTTGTTGGTCTCCTCCTGTTGATTCAGAAGAAGTAAATAGTATTCCTTGTCCTTCTCCTGTAGCAGAAGACATATCTATTTTATTAGATAAAGCTTTATTACCTACATAAATAGTTGAGTCGTCTGCATCAAAGAAAATACCATAATGAGTAGTTCCTGTTATTCTATTATTAATACATTCATTATAATTACCATTTCCTTTAATACCTATATCAGAAGAGTCTTTTAACCAAGCGTCTCTTACTATACAATTATCAGCATATAAAGAAATACCTGAATTACTATAAGTATCTCCAGTAGCATTACCATTAGTTTTATTACCATCCCAAGTTCCACCAAGTACTGTTGTAAAGTCTGCATTTATTCTAAGTATTACTTTATTAACAGAGGCACTATTTTTTAATTTAATTATACTGCCGTGAGCATGGATAGTTCTAAATCCAACATCGTCTTTTACTCCTCCGTTTACTAAAAAAGTAAAACCTGCTGGAAATATTAATTCTTTATGCGTTGAGTTTAAGGCATTTTGTATAGCTGCTGTATCATCTGTTACACCATCTCCTACTGCTCCAAAACTTCTTACGTCATTTGCAGGTAATGTAACACTGTTCTCCTTACTATCAATATTATTAATAACTTCTTTTAATAGTCTTGTCAAACTTTTAAACTTTTCTTGTTTAGAGCTTCTCTTAGTCTCTAAATTATATAAGTCTTTTAATAATTTTTCTTTTAGTTCTGACATCGTCTTTTAATTAAAATTAAACATAATTTATTGTTACTCCCGGGTCAAAAGCTTCACTATGCACTGAACATCCAATAGGAACATCTACTGTAGTAATATTATTATCTTGAAATGCTTTTCGTCCTATAAAAGTTACAGTACTTGGTATAGTTATTGTTGTTAACGCATTATTGTTAAATGTGTAGTCAGCTATCTCTACTAAAGAAGAAGGTAAAGTAACAGAAGTAAGAGCATTATCCATAAAAATTCCTGTGTCTAAGGAAGTTATTCCATCAGGAATTATTACTTCTGTCAAATTACATCCATCAAATGCGTATTGTCCTAAAGTCTCTAAAGAAGCAGGAAGAGTAATAGAACTTATAGGATTTGATGCAAAGGCACGATAACCTATAGAAGTTAATCCTTCTCCTAATGTTACTGTTGTTAAGAAACCTGTATAAAAGGCATTAGCTTGTATTTCTTCCACACTATCAGGAATAGTTATAGAAGTAACAGGATTATTAGAAAATGCCATAGGTCCTATTATTACTACTCCTTCTTCTATAGTTATTGAAGTTAATTGATTATTAGCAAAAGCTGAAGTAGAAATAGTATGTAATGAACTTGGTATAACTATTTCTTCTATTTGATTGCTAGAAAATACTCCTGTTCCCATTGTTGTTAATGTAGAAGGAAGTATTACTGCTGTAAGTAAATTAGCAGAAAAACAATCACTTCCTAATTGTGTAATAGTTTCAGGTATTTCTATTCCTGTTAGTTTATTATTTTTAAAGCAACCAATAGGTAAAGAAGTTATACCTGTGCCGAAAGTAATAGTTTCTATTAAGTTAAATGCAAAAACTGATGTTCCTAAAGTCGTTAAGCTATTAGGAAGTACTAAATCTACAATTTTATTATTTGCAAAAGCTTCTACTCCTATTTCAGTTACTCCCTCTCCTAAAGAAAGGGTTGCTATTCTATTATTTTTAAATGCGGCTTCTCCTATAATAAGAATAGTGTTAGGTAAGTTCAAGGTTTCTATAGAATTGTGTGCAAAACATTCTTTTTCTAAAGTGGTAACAGAAGAGGAAAATTCTAGGTCTACAACATCTATACTATCTAAAGCCTGTTCTTTAATAGTTACTACTCCTGTTGGAATTATTATATCTTTTTTAAAAGATACTAAATTTGTTCCATCTATTAAAAAGTTATCTTTTATATTGAAATTAATTAAGTTTACTATGTCTCTAAGTATTTCTCCTACTGCTAACTTTTTAATACTTTTTGGGTCTGTTTTTTCTTCTATTTTTTGAAGTATCTTATTTATAAGTTCTTCTTTTGTTATTTCTGATGCCATAATTAAGGTTTTAAAGGTTATTCAAATTCATCGTCAAATTCGTCATCGAAGATGCCATCTATATCAAATACGTGGATAAGCTGCGTAACTTCATTACTTTCTACTCCATTTATATCTAATACTTTAAAGCTAAAAGAGTCTTCGTAATTTCCAGATATTTCTTCTGAAGCTGCTTTAGTATCAAATACTAAGGCTGTATCATCAAGAAGTAAACTTTCTATAGTAAATGTATCTCCTATTTCTACAGGTACATTATTTATTGATAATCCTCCTGTTGTAGGAAGTCCTGTAATCTTAACTTCCATAGCTGCAAGTCCTGTACTATGTGTATAAGCAGTTATATATTCCGGTACTGCTATTTTAAAAGTTTGTGGTATCTCGGAATAACTGTTATAATTTATAGTAGTTTCTCCTGCTTCAACTATAATAACTACTGCATTATCTACATTAAAAGAAACAGTTGTAGTACCTACTTGTCCTAAGTTAGAAACAACAGTTAACTTAAAGGTATAATTTGTGCCGTTAGTTAATCCTGTTATATTAGTATCAAGAGAAGTAGGACTTTCTATATATAAGTCTTCATCAGGCAATACTGATATATATTCCCAAATAATAGAAGCTATTTCTTCATCTAATAAATTAGTAACTCCTGATAAAGATATACCAGTAGTATTAGCAGGATAGCTTTCTTCTGCTTCTATACTTACTTCTACATCTTTTATAGCGGCTGTAATATTAAATCTAAGTTTAGCTATAATAGAAGTATCGTTATTACTACAAGTATTAGTAAATAAGTGAGAACCTGTATCACTCATACTATAATTAAAACTAAAAGAACTTCCTACTACAGCAGTTCCCAAACAAGTAGCTTTTAAAAGTCCAGCTTCTATATCAGAAAATGCTATTAATTGATTACTTGTTATAGGTACTCCATTTAATTTAATAGTTATAGAGCCTTCATATGAAGAAGTAGCTATTTTAACATATTCTATATCATCGCCTTCAGGGTCTGTAAAAGCCCCTTCAAACATAGCTGCTGTCAACGTTATAGTCTGTCCTACTTTAATAGTATTAATAATAGTCTCTACACAACTAGGAGGAAGATTACCTGTTACTACTAAATTAAAGGATATTTTGCCTTGATTACTGAATAAAGGATTAGAATTATCATCTGATACTTTATAAGTTAAAATAGGTGCAAAAGTATTTCCAGCATTAGAAGGAATAACTATTCTTAATTGATTTGCTTGATTGTAAGGTATTATTAAAGTAGAATTTGAAACTTCTACGTTATTTTTATATAAAGTTACTCCATTTGGAATACTTGTAATCCATAATTCACTAGGATTATCTCCATTAGCATCATAAAAGCCGTTAATAAAGTCTGCTACAGTAAATTGATAATTATATACTGGAGTAGGTCCACTTAAGTCTGGTAACAAGCTTTTTCGTTTATCCGTTACTACAGGAGCTATATTATTATCTTCTTTTATTACTACTTCTAAGCCCTCAAATAAATCTTTTAGCGTATCAAGACATATACCTAAATCAGATATACAATTCTTTATTTTACTATATTCATACTTATCTTTTATATAAGCTAATTCTTCTGCATCTGAAGCTAAATCTGCTTCTCTATAGAAAAACCCTAAGTAATAGAAAGCAATAAAGTATTTGCTCCACATATTAGTAGGATTAGCTTCTCCTGTTACTGATGTAATAAGATTAGCATTACAAATATCTCTTTGTATTCTACATTTAAAATTTGATATTGCAGCATCTACAAATCTATTAACTATTGTTACATCTATACATCCTCCTGATACTAACGGAGATAGAAATGTATTAAGTACTATCATTGAATTAATAGTATCTTGTGCTATAAGACATTGTTTTTCTTCTTTTGACTTACATCCTTTACAGGGAATATTATCACAATTATTACATACAATAGCTTTTGTACCTCTTACTATCTTTTTAATTAATTTAGGATAGTGAGATATACAAACACTTTGTCCAATACTAATACCGGATAATATACTAAATCTAAAGTTACCATCATAAGGCAAATTAATAGTAATAATTTTTCCTTCTTCTAATAATCCTGATAATACTACTATATCTACTTCTTCTGTACAAGAATAAGTAGTAATATAATATTCTATAGTTGTATTTGAAAGATTAGTTACTATATAGGCATCTTTATATCTTACTATCTTAAAAATGCTTGTAATAACTTTTGTACTTTCTCCACTGATAGTATTAATAGAAAAGAAAGGAAAAGAAGAAGGGGCACTACCGCCCCCTCCTCCATCGTCCTCATTATCTTCTCGCCTTATAAGTAACCTTTCTGTATATCTTGAAAGGTCAAACATCTTATACAGGATTTGCGCCAAATTCCTCTACTAATTTGGCTAATTTAGTTTCGTTCAAAGAGGCAATACCATCAACTACATCTGCTTGTATTGTATTTAATGGTAAAGTAGAGCCAGTTAAGCTATTGAAATATACTATAACTGCTGGTAAGAATACAGATGTAAATGTGTATCCCGCTGCTACAAATGTTGATAAGTTACCTAAATAGAAACCTTTACTTACTACTTCTCCATTACCAGCGTCATAAGCTTCTCCAAACAATTCCTGTAACAATGTTACTAAAACGTCTCCTATTACTGATTCTGGAATTGTAGCAAATTCAATATGTATTAAAGCAGAGTTTCCTGTATTTTGAGGGAAGCTATGCTTAGCTTGATAGTATAAATTAGTAATATTATATGTTTGAGCAGGGTCAGCTTCAAAAGTTTGATTATACCATAAATCTGTATTTTCCACATAACCGCCATTACCTTCATTACCGGAGTAATCCTTCTCTGTACGTAATACATCTGTTCCAGCACCTAAGCTATAAATTACTTCATCTATAATTTTCACTTCTCCTTCTAATAGTCCTTGAATATGAATACTTAAGTCTACAGATTCATTTGCTCCTGTAATAGTGATATAAGGGTCACCACCGTTAGCTTCTAAAGCTGCTACAAAGAAATCCGGTTTTGTTGCATATTTTGGTATGCCATTAGATACATTAGTTAAAGCGTCTAATACTTTGGCTGCAAAGTCAGAAGGAGTTTGTCCTGCTTTCTTAGTTACACTTGTACTAAAAGTACCGGCTGAGATATTATGATTATAAGATAAATTCTTAATGGTAATATCCATAGTACCTTCTGTATTATCAGTCAAAAGAGTTTCAAATCCTGTAGGAGTGTCTACATCTGTTCCTATTCCTAATACCATAGGTTGTCCTACTGTACCGGCTACGAAATTCAGTTTCTTTACATCTCTTCGTGTAATAGGTCCGACTGACTTTACATTATATGTACTAGAAGCAGTAGGAGCAATACCTACTACAAAGGTCACTTGGGATTTATTAGATATTGCTTGTCCATTGTATAATTCTCCATCTACTACAATAGCTAATGCTCCTCTTTTTAATTGGGCTAGTGTTTTCATAGTAACACTACCACCGCCTTGTTTTGCCAAATAGGCTTCGTCTTTTAATACGATAATTTTATTCATTGTTATATGTTTAAATTAATTAATTATGTTACTCTATTAAGATATTTTCTGCTTTATACTTTTCATAAGTATCACTACTTATTATTCCTAGTATTGTAGCACCTGCATTATTAACTACTTCTTTTAGTACTACATCAGGTAGTTCAGAATGTATATCTAAATATAAGTCTATTTTAGTTGGCTTACAAAAGTACGTTAAGTATAGGTCTTGGAATATAACACCTTTTTTAGACGTTAATAATATTTCCTTTTCCCTTAGTTCTCCTATATTACTTTCGTCCTTAGCACCACTTAAATAAGAACGTTTTATTTCATTACTGAACTCTTCGTCTATTATTCGTATATCACTTCTTAAATCTTTTTTAGATTTGAAGTTATATTTATAATTTACTTCTTTTGCAACGAATGTAGATGCTCCCCCGTTAACAACGAATTTGATGGAGTGCGGATAAGGGGTATTGATAATGAAAGAATTACTACTATCATCATAATCTGCATCTACACCTGCGGGAGTCTTTTGCTTTAATTGAGCTAGTATAGCATTTCTTAATAAAAATCTATTCTTTACCGTTCCGTTATCAGAAGGTAAATATCCTACAGGTACTTCTGACAATCTAAATAGATTTATTGCAGTATTCCCTATCAATATGTCTATAGTATAGGAAGTTAATGTTCCTGTAGATGTAAATGATGTTAATCCCTTTTTAAGTGGAGGAAAAGTTGATGTGTAATACTTTTTTCCTACTGCTTCTTCTAAGTTACACGAACAGCATATAGAACTATTACTGCTTACATACATTAAATAGTTAAGGGGAAGCTTAACTACCGCTTCCCCTTTATTATTATACTGAACGTCTAACTTTTTAGTTTTTAATAGAGGACTTAAATCTACTGTCCTTTTGATAGTATCGAAAACTGCTAAACCTTTTGAATTAGATGGTCTTACTAATCTTTGTTTAAAGAACTTTAATATTTCATTATTAAGTATCCAATCTACTTCCTGTGGTTGAAAGTCTTTGTTCCAATTGCTATCTAACTTCTGTACAAGTAGGTCTACCTCTATATGAAGTTCTTGAGTTAGCATATCAAATGTTTATTTCTTGTTTCAAAGTTTGTTTAATATTATTAGCGTCTGATGTACCACTATTCAAAAATAATACAGTTTCATCTAAAGTTTTACCTAATAGAACAGAGTTATAGTAATAAGTATCTGTATTAGCAGGATTACTTAATTTACCTTTGTTTACTGCTACTTTAATTAAAGTTTTAGTTCTCCAGTTATCATCTGTAACAAAGTTTATAAATTTGTTCATATTCTCCGGTGTCTTCATATAATGTTCATCAACAGCTATTACTTTTTCTGCAATAGTGTCAAATGAAGTAGGTTCTTCTTTAAATAGAATAAGTACTGCATCTAATAAGTCTGTATCGTGTTGCATAGCATCAAATAACTTAATGGCTTTATTACGTAGTTGAATACTATTAATTCCAGCTTTTACAGCAGTGGCTTTGTTAAAGATATAAAACTGTATTTTAGGAGAGTTACCTACTAATTCGGGTGTTGCAGCTACTCTAGAATGTTTTAAAGCAAAGGCTAATAATAAGAAGTCTGAAAAGCTAGAGTTGTCTATTTCTATTTTACCTGATTTAGCTCCTTCTTCTACTATTGCCATTTTTTCTTTAATTGCTAAAGTAGTATCTATCTTTTCTTTTAATAGACTGCCTTTTACTATAAGAGTAATATTTATAAGTCTTCCTTTTTCTTGTTCTTTTTGGAAGTCCTCGTCCGAAGGAATATTTACCCCTATATTAGACCAGTATTGTTCTGTAGCTTCTTTAAAGCCATAATCATTTGCACTTACGCCTACTATATCAGGCATTATAAGCTTTTCTAATTCTCCTGTAACTCCTTTAAGTGCTCCTCTTGTTACTGTATCTAAAGATGCACCGAGTTTTAGAAGTCTGTCTTTTATATCGGCTCCGGGTAATCCTGTTAATCCTGGCTTTCTCCTAATAGAACATTCTATCTTTACTATATACTTAGTAGTAGAGTCTTCCTCTCTTTTACTTTTATTTTCCTCGGCTATCGCTTGTATTCTAGCTTCTGCTAACCTTTTAGCTTCTTCGTTTACAACCCCTTGATTAAGCTGATTAGCTTGGTCTACTGCTTGTTTCACCGCTTCGGAAGGAGTGTTTTTCGCATCTTCTTGTGGAATAGTTTTAGCCGTAGTTTTTGTGTTTTGCTCAATTCCACTTTTAGTTTCTTCTTTTGAAGTATCTTTTTGTGTTTGTGTTTGCTCAGACATAATAATGATATTAAATATATGTTTTTGTTTGTTTTCAAATTAAATATAATAGGGAGACTTCTAGAGCCTCCCTATTAACTCACTAATTAATTAAGATAGATTACAATAGAATGAGAAACAGTGAGTATTTCTTCGTAATGCTACACCACAAGTCTTAAGGTAGTGAATAGCTGACTTATCTTGAGAAGTGGATAGTTTAATATCCATTGAGTTTCCTTTGTAGTCACCATAGTTCAAACCTTTAATAAGAGTCATACCTTGTTCGATACCTCGAATAAGAGAACGTCCTTTTTGACTTACTAGTTGTACGTTGTTTTGTCCTTCGTAGTTAGTCATATCTACGAAGTGCATTTCGTAACTAGTCATAGGCAACCCAGTAATAGGGTGTCTTGGGGCGTTTTGTGCTCTACCTCCGTGGTCTAGAATTGGTAGGTCTTTTATGGTAATCATATGACCGTCTACGTGACGGAATTGAGTAAAGTATGCTCCATATACTAGATTAGTTGGAGAACCTGTAATGGTTTTATTTAATGAACCATCATATACTGACCAAGATGCAGCATCCTTCAACAGGGTATTAGAGAACTCTCTCTTACCACCAGTACCTGTGAACAAGGTAATATTCATATTATCTGTATCGGTAGCACCGAACATAATATCTCCTATTACTTGTTGCAGTTTGTTAGTAGTAAGGATACCATATGTATCAACATTTGGTATTTGTTGGATTAGTCCAGCACCGTAAGGAATTGGTAATTGAGTGTCCGGGTCAAAGTTCATAATTTGTCCGTTCTCATTACGGTTGTATTGGCTATCCCAAAGGCTCTCTTCTATCGCTTGTTTGAATTGGATTTCGTGTTGCCACTCTTCAAATGGTAAGTAGTAATTGGTAGTTTTTCCTCCTTCACTGAATTGGAAAGTAACTGTTCTATTAGATACGTTACCACCTATTTCATATGATTTACGAAGAATACCAATTTGGTTCTTTAGCTTACCTGGCATTTGTTTGTTACTTTCGTTTCCGAATGAGTAACTTTCAGCTACGTTTGCTCCACCTGACATTGACCAAGCTGTACCTGCTGTTAGTTCACTTAATGGTACATAGGCTTCGTTATTTCTACGAACAATATCTAAGCTATATTCAAATCCTTCTGATACTTTAGTCTTAGATAATACTCGACAAACAACTCCATTAGGAGAGGTAACGTTGTGTTGGTTCTTAAACCATTGAGTTTTAAAAGTAACTATTACTGGTACACCTCCATAACCGGGTTTATCTCCAGTTTGGTAGTTATGCTTTACTACTTGGTCTGTAGTACGCAATCTACCAAATACAGGCCAATCGTATTCTACATCTTCTATTTCTTTGTATTGAACTCCTCCTAGCTGTCCTTCTGTTAAGAACAATAGTGGAAACTTCTTACTTTCTTTACCCATTAAGTGAGTAATTACAGGGTTTAGGCTATCAGGATTTGTCATCCTTGCCTGTGTTAAGGATATATTGTTTGTGTACCCTTTGTCGTCAAAACTCTCGCCGTGTAGAACTCTGTAATAATTGTTGTTCTGATTTTGGAAAGAGGTATTTGGATTTCCTATCATTTTACTTGTTTTAATTATTAATAATTAGTTTACTGCTTGTGTCCAAGAAATTTACTTAATGTTGGGAATTGGACTATTCCCTCTTTACCTCCGCCCGCATTTTGTGTATTAGCACTTTTTACTTTTTGGCTAGATTTATCCCATTTTTGTCTTAGCGTTTTAGCTTTTTCTTCTTTACTTATTAATGTAGCTAATTTGCTAATGTCAAAGTTTTTATATCGTAAGTATGATACCATAAGATTAAAATCATCTGATTGATTATCTTCTGATACCATATCTGCACTTCGTCCTTCTTTATCTATTGGTTTAGATAGAAATTCAAAGAAAGTAGCTTTCTCATAGTCAGGAATATTAATACTTCCTAATTGTCCTTTATCTACAATAGCTTTTACATTTTTCCAATATCTATCATTAGCTTGTTGCTTTTCAATATATTGTTGTTGTAAAGCAATCTCTCTACTTTTAATAGTTTGCTTTTGAATTTCATCTAGAGTTAGTACTGCATTAGCTGCTTCTGCATTAATTCTTTCATCTCCTGCATTTTGTATTAATTCTAACATATTGTTAGGATTACGTACACCTTGTGCAATAAAAGATTTTCTAATAAGGTCTACTTTACCTTGCTTATCTAAAGTTTTTAAATCTATAGAAGTGTAATCTACTGTATTACTTCTATAATTTTCCATAGTTCCCCCTAAAGCTAAATGTTGGAATACATCCTTTAGTACTGGTTGATTGTTTAAAAATTGTTGTACTGAACCTACACTAGCTTTTTGTATTGAATCCTGTACTAATTTTATTACTCCAGCTTCAGTATCTTCGTATTGAATTGGTTGCCCATTATCGTCTACTAATTGAATACCTAAAGCCTCTTGAATAGGATTGATTAAACTATATACTACGGAGTTTTCATTTTCGATAGTTTCTTTATCTTTAATAATTTCCCCTAAAGCATTAATATAGTTACCGTCTTCATCCATAGGAGGAGTCTCCGTAATAACATATTCTTTTAAAGCTTCTTTACTTAGTACTATTTCTCCTTTTTCATTAATAAGATTACCATTAGCATCAACACCCTTAGCCTTAAAAGTATCATATACTTGTTGTCTTAGGTTCTTATCTTCATCAGACATGTTATCTTCTGTAGTAGAAGTTAACATCCCTACTACCATATCAGCTTGCTCATCTTCTGTATATTGATGTTCTGGTTGTTGAGATTGCTGTAATTCCGGTTTGTTTGGTTGTTGAATGGATGTCTTATTAGGGTCTGCGTTTCCTCCTTTTCCACCATCATCACCTTCATTCTTAGGGGGAGAAGGGTTTAATGGAGTCATAGGGTTTGTAACTTCATTACCGAATATGACAGAGCTAAGGTCAACTTTTGGCTCTTGGGCTTGTTGCCCGCCTTTGTTTTCTTCCGTATTAGTCATTTTTACTTTGTTTTTGTTTTTGTTTAATATTTATATCCTTTTCTTTAAGTGCCAACTCTTTATTTTCCTTTAATACTTTATGGTCGGCTAACATTCGTTCTGTTGGATTTTCCGGCTTAGGTTGATTTGCTCTACTTCCTGCGTTGCTCCTTACTCTTGCAGATTCAATCTGTGCCTCTTTTTGTATTTCTGCTACTTCTACTTTATTTTCTCTATCTAATTTAGCAGTATTTTCGGCTTTTTCTAATTCAGCCATTCTTCGTTTATGTTCATTATCGGCTACTATTTCTTCATGCTTCTTATTGTTATCTTCAATACGTTGTACTATATTCTTTAATCTTTCCATATTGTTATTAGTAAACAATTCTGCCATACCTCCCATTCCTCCTCCATTTTGAGCAAAAGTTAAAGCTAGTCCTCTATATTGTTGTATAGCTTCCGACATATCTTGACTATTCTTAACGAATATTCCATAGTCTGTTTCTAAATGCTGTCTAGCATCATCAGGAGATAAAGAAATAAAAGCCTCACTTCCATCACTTCTAACATATTTTCTTTTCTTTCCATTTATCCAAGCAAACTTACTAAGGTCTAATAAACCTTGATAATCTTTTTCTATTAACTTATCCATTTGTCTATTTAAATCATAAGTAATAATAGAACTTCTTATAATAGCTTGTTCGGTAACTCCTTTTCCTGCTCCTTGTGCAATATCAGAATATCTTTGTTGGTTCATACCAATCTCATCCCAATACTCCTGTTTAATATATTTGATAATTTCTATAGTGTCCTTAATATAAGTACCAAGAGACATATCTAATACTTTAATCATTTGAGCAGCATATTGTGCATTAGGTGCAGTTTCATCTACCCATAAAATAGAAGTAGCATCTGCATAATACATTTGTTGCTTAGTTGTAATACCTTTTTTACGTGGAACAAGTCCATAAGGCATTACAGTTAATTTGTCTTTATTCTTATTGATAATTTTTTCTACTTGATAGTGTAAGCCATTTACTAAGGCTTGATAAGGCAATCCTTGCTTTATAAGGCTTATAATTTGTCCTGTATTAGTTCTATTGATGATACCATTATATAGAGACTTTTGAACACTATCATTATTTACTTCACTTCTGTTCCATTCTACTGCTCCTACTTTCCAATAAAAGTCTTTAGCTGTATAACCTTGCCACGTATCATTTATCCATTCCCACTCTATTCTTATATCTCCTGCTTCTGTATTTAAAGTATAATTTTCGTCTACGTCCATTATCCTTTCTATACCTAATTCATCTCTATAATATAAAGTCCCTACTCTTTTTTGACATTGCCATACTATATGAAATAGTTCTACTCCTCCAGTCATTTCGGCGTCTGTGAAATAACTTCCTTCTCCACTTTGTCCATTAATACCTAAAGTGGGAAGTTGTATAAAACCTCCTACTGCTGTTTGAGTACTAGCACTTATCATACTGCTAATATTATTTGAAACATCATCTGATAACTTGTCTATTTCTTCTTCTGATATTTCTCCCCTTAGTAAATCAATGAGGGCGTTGACCGATATTATCCTACGTCTTACTTGATAAGAAGTATCTTCTACGTATTTTGAATGTTTTTCTAGTGGTACGTGTAATTCTCTTGCCGGAACCCACTCATAATCTACATCATCAAAGTTAACATCCTTAAAGCTGAAACATCTTCCTACTGTAATCCAGTCCCAATACATCTCGATTATCTTATCATCTACATCCTGTTCGTATCTAATATAATCTATTGCTTCTTGTCCTGATATTACTCTATTTTGGTCGAAAGTGTTTTTAAAGTTTGCTACAAAGGTTTCGTAGTCTGGAAGTTCTTTGCTAGCTTTACCTGTAGGAAAGCCTGCTTCATTTAATTGATTAACTGCTGTTTGAGCATAATAAGCCTTAGTCTGTTCTAGTAATCGTTCTTTATATATACTTTCGTCATTAGGATTAAAGTCAGTTACTGTATATTCGTGTGTACGTCTTCCAAACTCTCCTGCTAGTAGTCTAGCAATTCCTAATAGTATATTATAATTTTTTAATGTTGCTGTATAGTTAAGATTAGACTTATTTGAAATATTAAGAGGGTTTATTAAATGAGCATAATCTCTTTCATCTATGATACCTTCTAAAGCTTCATATATTTTGGTCATTTCTACAAATGCTCCATCTCTATGAAATTGCTCCTTATAATAATCCATTGTTTTATGTGCCCAAGTTTTGCCGGTGATTTCGTCCTCGGCTAACTTTTCTTTTAAAGTAATTCTTTGTTTGGGTAACATATTTGATTAAGTTATATTTCTAATTCGTTTATACCGTCTGTTATTTTAAAGTCCTCTTCTGAATGTCTCCATTCTCCAAAGAAATCATCGTCTGATATTCTACTGGGTTGTTCTACTACTATTTCCTTGTAGATTTGTTCTCTTATATCGAACATTCCTACTATCATACACGAAAGTCTATCTGTATTTCTTTTCCCTGTGTATTTTAAACTCTCTCTTAGTAGTCCAATGTCGTAAATATAATGAATATTTAGTAAATCCTTACCATTTTTTTGTATTCCTCGCTTTTCCAACAACCATTTCTTGTAGTATATAACACCATTTAATTTCCTATTTGAGTTTCCTGCAATAGATATACCCTTCTTACGTCCTTTACCTCCTTTTTGTAAGTCCTTTTGAAACATAAATTCAGGTTCATCTACTAATATATCAAGTAACCCCCTTTTCTTAGCATTAGTATATACGTCTCCTCGGTCATTTTCATATAATAACATAGCATCATAATATAAAGTACCTAAGAATAATTGGTCATCGTAATCTTCCGTATTCTCTCTCCTACCATGAAAAGCTGCTACGAGCCTATCTCCCTTAGTATGAGTTAAGTTATTAGGAACTTCATATATAAATGTAGAACCTAAAGAGTCTTTTACAGAAAAGTTTTCTGAATCTTTACTAATACCAAAAGGGTCATTCCATACTCTATATAAACCTTTAGGTATTTGTCCAGTTACTCTATCTCTGTACGGAGGTTCCCATATAACCCAACATCCTCTAACATCTGTTGTAGCCTTTATTGGATAATCTGTTACCTGTGGAGGAATTAAATCTTTCTGAAATGTATCTGCTAATTTCCTATCTAAGAATGTAATACCTTTAGGTTCTTGAACAAATAACCCTTCTCGTCCAATTCCTTGGTAATCCGGATCTCTTAATACAGCTCTTAATTGAGCATCTAATTCTTTTGCAGGCAGTATATTATTGGCGGCTCTACTAAATGCTTCTGATGGAGAAAAAGGCTCTTCCATACAATGGTCATTTAGTTTAACAGGGTCGTGTTGTTTTGTTAATCTTTCCTTCTTCTCAAACTCGTAGGCTCCTCTAATATTACTATTACCGTGTTTATCTATTAGACCGGGTTTGTTCATCAATGCACTATGAAAGAAACCACATCCTGTTCCTTCCATATCATCATCCCATATATTTTCAAAAGTAATAAACTTCTGTGCCCAAGTTTCATAGAATAAGTCTTCAAATGCTTGCCAGTATTTATCATCTCCACCACCTGTTCCAAAGACTACCATTAAACCTGTAGTTAAGATACCATCAGATAAAGTCTTTAATGTAGGAGTTAATACTTCTGCTAAGTTAACACATTTACCAGCTTCTTCTATAAATATTAAATCAGCATCTTTACCACGTGCTGCTCCAGGGTCAGTTTTAAATACTGCTGTATATATATTACTTAGGAAACCTTGTTTTTCTTGCTGTCCTACATACCTATATCCAATTTCTATATGACGTAAAGTATTGTGTAACCTTCTCTTATTCCAATCCGTATGTTTGTTTACGTGGTCTAAGAAATTTTGTACTTTAGTCATTGTTCCATCATCTGTTAAAGAATCTTCATCATAAGCTCCTACAACAGTTGTACTTCTAGGATATAAATTGGCTCTGTTAGCAGCTACCCAACCATTCTTATAAGAATATCCTTTACGTCGTGCTTTACCTATTACTAGGTGTTTCCCGATAATCCTACATAGTTCTAGGGCTTTAAAGTAGTAATAGTCTCCATCCCAAAAATCAGGTAGAGAAAAGGTCTTAGCTGTACCTCCTTGAGTCTTGGATAGCTTTTCTCCATGTTTGTTTACTAATACACCTTTTTGTATATTAAATTCTTTAGACCTTTTAATTTCTGCAAAGTTTAAATAACCATAGTGTTCTCCGGTTATATGAACTTTTTGCATTTTATATATACCATTCTCATCTTTTATTAGACGTCCTGGTAAAGTCATTCCTTCTTTACATCTTCTCTCTTCTTCATCCCAAAAAGCATCAAATTCAGCTTTATCATATATAGGATGTGCGTGTGTATATACTCCATGCTTTATAAAGTAATCTCCTGTCTTCCTAAATGCTGCTGTATTAACAAAAGCTATATCTTCAGGAGTATACATCTTCATACCCTCTATATTAGCTTCTGATAAAGTATCTAAAGGTATCTCTTTATAAGGAGATTCAAGTACACCTAACCTGTTATCTACAGCAAGTCCTGCTATTTTATTAGGGTCTAGTCCTTGTACTAAATCAAAAGATGTAGAGTGTATGGTTTTCATAGTTTTACTAAGCCTATATTAGTTAAATATATATATTGTTTTATATTAGCTTTTTTACTGAATTGTTCGTGTATTAAAGAACTACCTATCATAATAGATTGAGATAAATCTATTTCATATTCTAATGCCATTTCATAAGCCATACCCGGATTAGGCATATATCTAAAGTCTCCTTTGTTTATACAGTAGGTATATGCAATAGAATTAGAGGCTATCTTTAGGTTATTTTCTAATAGCCTACAGATATTTTCTAACATTCTATTAAATCCATACATAGTTTGCTCTCCTAAAGCTATGGCATCTTGATTGGATACTATTATTAATCTATCATAGTCAGGTAAATATTTTAATAGAAAGTCTAATAAGTTAGTATTAATTCTCCAATCATCACTATGCAAAGAAAATACCCTACCACTTACTGTAGTGATTAGGGTATTATCTAAGTTTATGAATATTGCTCTTTGCATTATTTTTTCTGCTTGTTCTCTTCGTATAATCTTCCTAGGTCTGCGCCTAGCCACATAACAGCTTCTGTTAAGTTTTCTACTGTATTGTCTAATACATATGGACCAAAAGCTATACTTTTAGATATTTCTTTGATATTACTAGTTATATCTCTTATAGTCTCTCTTAAATAGTCTAAAAATTCTACACGATTACTAGGAAGTTCTCCATTAAACTCTTTTGCTTTATCAGAAGGTGGTTCAATGTCTTTAACATCTTTACGTTTTCCATCATTTTTATAGCCAGCTTCTCCTAAAGTTATTAAAGCTTTTCCAAACCACATTCTTGATAGTTGGAACGATGTACAAGCTAAAGATAATTCTCTTGAACGACTCTTATTATTTTCTTCATTCATTACAGTAAGTACTCTATCCATTCTTCTTCGTACCTCTCTAATATTTTCTATCGCTTCTTCTTTCTTGCTTTTAGAAGTATTTTCTTCCACAGTCTCTTGTAATACTTGGTCTTGATTTTGGTCTTTTGTCTCATTACCCAAATCCATATTTTCATTTTCTTTACTCATTTGTTTTAGTATTATCTATGCAACGCTTGCATAGTGGTTTAACATTAATTGAATTTCATTCTTTAAATAAGGTATTTTTATTAGCTTATCATCATATCCTGGTCTCATATGAATAATCTCTAAACCATTATTAGCTAGTTCATATCCAAATGCTTCCATCATATAAGCATATAGACTTAATTGTAGGGCATATAGATTAAATTTAGATGCTGCTAAATGAGATAAAGGATATAAGAAAGTTTCTCCTGTATCTATAAACATATCCGTCTTAACCCATTTATCTCCTATCTTACGTTTTTTATAGTATCCAGCTTCTTTTTTTAATTCGTCCTTATTAGTTTTCCAATCTAATATACAAAACTTTCTACCTTTAATAATAGGTACATCAATCATACCTGCTACTTTATAGTCGTCTAAATGCAATCTTTTTTCTGCATAAATAGAACAACCCCTTTGTATATATCCTAATAGTCGATTATATATAAAAGGGTGTTTTTCTTTAAGGTCTGTTTGATCTAAATCGTGTTGGGTTTCTAACGGTTTTTTATAACCTTGTGGACGTATATGTATATTAGTAGTACCATCCGAATCTCCTTTACTGAGGTTTATACTATCTTCTAAATAGTCGTGTTTTTGATTTCCTCTAAAGCAGGCTTCTGCATTTAAAGCTTTCCACTTAGCATCAGTCATTTCATAATAATGCCTATATATAGCATCCTTTCTCAACTGTTTAATAGTATACTTTCTACCTCTAATACCTATTTTACGTTCTTCTGGAAAAGGTTTACTTAAAATATGATTATCTTTAAGTCCTGTGTACATACACCAAAACTCTCTATCATACTTCTTTTTATAACGTTCTATAATTTGAGTGCAGGATATATATGTTTCTCCTACCTCATTGAAGTATCTATGGGCTATTTCATCAAAGCCTATCTCCTTATAGTTCGTTTCTTGTTGCATAATCTCTAAATTGAGTATCAAATTGTTTAGCTTCTTCTACAAAATCTCCTAGTACAAGCCCTTTTTGATATAGTAATTTAAACAATCTTTCAAATATCATATCTATCTTTATATCATATCCTGAATAATATTCTATCAACGTCCTATCTCCTATCTTCTTTATATCCATTATATGATTTAAATTGATATTTACCATAGATAAAGTTACATGGCTTTCCTTGCCTGTTAACTTATCTATTTCTACTACAGGTAATAATAACATAATCATTATGATACAGTTTCACGGTTTCCTAAACTTCCTCCTCCATATACGGCTTTTTTACCGCCTTCTTCTTCCATATACTTATTAAGTAATGTAGTTACTGTTTCTTGTAACTTTGGTATCTTATCTATATTCTTAAGCAACTTATCCTGCAAGTTTATCATATCTTGCATAAGCGCGCTTATCTCTGCCATAGTTGCTGTCTTTTCTGTCTCTCCCAGATTTCCCCCTAAAACTAACTTGTTGCGCTTGGCTAACATATGCTTGTATTGGTCTATTTGTTCCTGAAAGAACTCCGCATCAGAAGATACTGAAAATAGTGCTTGTTCAGCTGCTACATAAGCCTTTCCTGTTCCTGTAAGTACCATATCCTTTTTGTATCTCTTAGCAGCATCTTGCATTAACTCATCAGGTTTCCAGTTATCGGGGAACTTGCAATGAGCCTTAGCCAACTCCTTTCTCTCTTCCTTCGATAAATTATAATACATACTTCTAGGGTCTAGTATCAAATATATGTATAGAAGTTCTCTCATTGCTCCCTGTTTCTTTCTTCCCTCACTATCTCCTTCAGTTCCTTTATCTCTTACTATCAAAGCTTTATATTCGGGTATCTCCCTTGCTTCCGGTTTATTAATTTCTAATATACCATTCTTTACCAGGAATAAAGTATTAAACTTACTCATCTTTTATCTTAGGGTTTAAAGTATTGTATATATGATTAGATATGCCGTCAAAATCTTCTTTAGCTAAGAACTCTTCTATAGTAGTCCTAGCTTGTGTCTTTTTTCCTTTTAGACTCTCTTTTACAGCTATCTTTATTCTTAGGTGTTCTTGAGCAGCAGCATATTCTCCTTCTAGCTTAGCCAATTCTTCCAAGTATATGCTGTCGTGTATTTCTTGGGTCTTTCGTTTATGTCTATCCATATCTATAAAGGTACCTATACTTATAAGTCTTATATCTATCTTTTTATTAATAGCTATAAGAGCAGTAGTAAATTGTGATTGTACCATATATTGGATTTCAGTAAGACTTAACTCATAGCCTTTCTTTTTAAGTAGCTTGGATTGTACCTGCTTGAATATCCTTTTTACTGTATCATCTATGACCATTAGCTTAATTTTGTTTTGTTAGCTATTTCCTGTTCTTTCTTTTCAGCTACTACTTTTTGTATGTCTTTAATCCTTTCCTCTCCTTGCATATAGAACCCATAGCTTATACTAGCTAATGAAGCTATACCTTTCAGCATAAATTCTTTATATGCTCTTTCCAGTAACTGATTAATATTTAATTGGTCTTTTATTGTTAATGGATAAAAGGCTCCGTATAAATCTATTCTTTCCTCTGCATTTTCTTTTACTTTTACTATTTTCTTAATAGCAAATTCTCCTTCTCCTGTAATAACTTCCTTATCTACCTCCTTCTTAGTAAGAACATTCATATAGAATCTAAAGGCATAGTAATTCTTAGTAGCATTACCAATATTATTCTCTATTGCCTTCTCTCCTTTTTTCCATTCAGTATGATATGTAAAAGGTATATTCTGCTCTTTGGCAGACATATTCATAGAGTTTAATATGAGAGCAGTCATATCCTCTAATTGTATTAAGGCTAGATGCTTTTTCATTGTTTCATTATTTCAGTTACTATTCTTTCTAATTCTTCTCTACTTATGTAGCCATAGTTTGTAAAAGTTTCTGCTGATACAGGTCTATCTATACGTACTGCTATATAGTCTTGCTTGTTATACCAAGTTGGATGTTTTACAGGAGGATAAGCTTCTTGTGGAGTTATTGGATATTCAGACATATACTGTTTTCTTTTGTCAGCTGTCTCTTCTATTTGACTGTCTCTCCAAGGTTGAGGTTTCTTTAGTTGTTCCCAGTTTTTTCTGTCTTGGTCTGCTTTACTGTCTTTAATAGGCCATTCATATTCTTTATCAGGTGTATTATCTGCTTTATTAGGTGTATTAGATAATAGGTCTGATAATGACTTTCCTTTCTTTATAGAAGATTTGTTTTTAGACATATCTAGTATGTCTAGTCTTACAGAAGTTGTAGGTTTATCTGTATCAGGTTTAAAGGCTTTATTGAAAAGTTCATTAGGGTCTTTGCCTTTTAAGTCATCTAGTGGATTATCTTGTTGCATATTCTGTTTCTTTATGTTACTATGTATGGTAGTAACAGGTTAATATTGTATGTATCTATCTTATGGCGAATGTAGCAATAAATATAGATATATACAAGTAATAGATGCAAAAATATAATAAAAGATACACGTTTGTTAACCCACCCTCATATTGAACCCCCACTAAGTTCCGCCGAGTGAAGCACCCCCACCTAAATCGTGGAGGTTTTCGCAAAGCATTATGCCATATAGCCAAAAAAGGTTATTGGCAAATATTCTTTGGGCAGTCGTTGATTGCCTTAGTTGCAAGCATAACCACTTGCATAACCACTTTGAATATTAATCCCAAATACATATAACAATGAAAACAAAAACAACCGACAAAGTAATATTGATAATACTATCTATGTGGTTATTAACCATAATAAGTATAACTGTATATCGAGAAATAATAGTAACCTGAAGTTTCTGACGAGTCCAATGGTAGGACGAAACAGTATGTAACAGCATACTGTCAAACTTTAATAACGGCGAGAGCCATAAAACTATTTAATTATGAACAAGCAATTTAGAATTGTACGTGTAAGAAAGATTACCAACATTGACAAACCAATCGTTGTGTTTGACGTAGAAGGTAAATCTAAAGGTATTGCAAGAACACCTAAGCAGGTAATATTAGACCTGCAAAATAGCTTGCGCCTTCCAACAAATGTAACAGACATTAATGACCCAAGAGTCGATAATGCTCTGCGCAAATGTATTGGAGGTACTGTTAGTGGAGATATTAAATTCTTCAAAGCAGGAGACAAATATGAAGTGCAAGAAGGACATCCTGCATTGACCGACAAGTCGCACGAAATGTTCGGCAAAGTTAAAGTAGGAGATGAACTTACTGCATCATCAGACGGTGCTTGGGTAGAAGGCTTCCTGAACTTGGAATACAGCCAACAAAATGCTATGATGACGGAAGTAGCAAGCGGTATCGCAGAAACTTTCGCTAGTATCTTTGGAAGTAGCCTTGCAGGAATGTCCGGCAACCAAACGCCACAACTTGAAGTAGTCGACCAAGACGTCGATGAAGAGTTGGAAGAAGAAGTCCTCGGCACAACAGCCAAAGGCAAGAAGAAGAAGTAATAGCTTCAGTAGTTACAGTGGGCACACTTCGGTATGCCCGCTGTTCCTATTTATAGTGGCTTATTACTCAGATTTCTAATAACTAATAGATTTACTTATGGCTCAATTACTCAGACTTCTACCAAGCATTATTTTGGCTATCATATCCTTGTTCCTCCTATTTGGAGAGATTGACGTTCAACCAGTTTCATTCTATGTCCTAATATTCTTTACAATGAGGGTAATAGGCTTATACTGTATCATAACCAGTTGGAAACTATACCTTAAATGGTACAAACATTATAAACAACATTACATACATATCCTAATTAACAGAGCTAATGGAATATGTACTAAACATACTATCATATCTAAACCATTTCTATCTAAGAAAGAGTGTGTAGAACAGTATATTGAGAGAAATTTTACTCCCGATACTGTATCTCATTATGATATTATATAAGAAGTGCAAGCAGTTCTATGTGGACTGATTTAAGGCAGGTCGAGGTTAACGATTTGGGGTTAATAGGATATATTGTAAGTATGTCCATTCCTCGCCTGCCTTATTAATATTAGACAAGTACACCGTATAATAGGTTTTTTTAGTTCATAGCTTTTCCTGTTATATTCTCCCCAGTAACTGATTACCAACAGTTAGTGTGCTTGTCTTCCCTTAATACCCAATTCTATGCTATTTTGTTTCCGGTAGTATGGTCTTAATGCCGCTGCCCGTTGACTAGGGTTCGCCGGAGAGGGAAACAGTATGTCAACTCCATATACCTAATTGGGTTTCTATCTAGGTTGGCGTATTAGATATATAATTGGCTCTCGATAGGGTAGGAGAGAGTAGGTAGGCTTAAAGGGATAAAAGGAACTGTTCAAAGCTAGGGCAGTTCCTCCTTTTATGTATGTGTTGAATATAGTTATGGTTGAACTTCGTTAAAAATTTGCGATACAGGGTAAGTGAGATATTGAGGTTGAGGTGGTTTTAGTGGCTAATGTAATGTATGTCGCCACAGTGGCAGGGTAAGACGGCTAGAATGATATACTACTATCATATCCTAGATTTTAAATACTCAAATAGACATATAACACCTCTATTCCTTCTACATCTACTCCTTAATATATACTAATCAACAGCATATCCAATTTTGGCATCCAATCCCCTTATATGACCTCAACAGCAAATCCATATCAAGACTTTACTAATATTCCATATTATACCCTCATATTCAATTAAGTATGCTCATATCGCCTATATTAGCGTCATTCTACCACATATAACCACATATACAGTCATAGACAATATTACTGTAAACTATTATACTATTCAACTGTAAACCATCATACTATTTTAACCTATTAATACTATATCAATGAACAAAACAATATCAAACAATACAAGACAGCTACTAAAAGATAATCTATCCAAATGTACAGAACCTCAACAACATCTATTCAAACGTATGTATTCCACAGATACTACTCTACCAATAGATACTATAGTTGATAATATGCCTGATGATAAACTAGACTGGGCATTAACTCAAGTAGAAAAGACTATAGAAAAGAACAATTCTAAACTATAATACTATTAACCTTTAAACTTAAACCAATGAAAACAGATACTCTAACACCAAACATTAAAATACAAACCAGATTCAAATCCTCTAATGTAATAGAAGGCGGAACAGTATACTTCAGTACAGCCGATGCTAGAACATTACTAAACCTGTCTAAAGATGAGGTAGAAGGAGAAGAAGAGACCAATAACATACTAGCTCTTAAAGCTATAGTTAGAAAAATAGCAGAAGAAATCTTATATACCGGTGGAGATACCACTGATGTAGGAGACTTATTAAAAGGACTTACTTCAAAATCATCAAAATCTCTTATGGAGGAAGATATAAGAGGTAATATTACTCAAGAACAAGTCTAAACCAGACTATTAAAGAATATAATATTAAGGTTGAAATGCCTAGGCTATATGCCTAAAATGACTACATAGATAAGCCTACACGTGGCGTAGTTGTTATAACCAATTATCTACATAATCAGTATAGTCTATTACAGACAAATACTATATAAACGTTTAACCAATAAATATTAACCCTATGAACAAATTAACAAAAGAAGAGAAAAGACTTATAACAAAGAGTCTTAAAGAAACTTTACAGGCAATAAAA